TTCTCGAGTTCTTGCACGCTTTTCAAAAATAAAAATAAAGAAAATAGAAAAGAAGTGGGACGCCGGTTACTAGCCTTTATGTTTCAGTTTTCTCCGACGCCCCGGGGCGCACTGGCGTGTACTTCAGTATTCGTTCATTCTGCTTCTACCCTGGTGTCGAGATTCGCATCCCCGCATCGTCGACAGCTCCAATGTGCCCGCGATCAGTTACTCCCCAATACCTGATCGTAGTCCCCTCTGTTTTTTCTTCTCTCTCTCTTTGTTCCATATAAAATTATAGTAAGCGAAATCGCGCGGGTGTTCACGCTAGAATTAAAAAAGCCGGGGATTTCTCCCCGGCCTTTGCTTCACGCTGATAGAGCGATTAGCCTACGACAGGTGACGCTTCGTCAGAAACTGCGGGCGCTAGCTCGTTCGAAAGGAACGTCTGAAGCGCGCGTGCTTCCTTGACAGTGAGAGTCATCGAGCTCGTACCGGCCGAGTAAAATTCGGAACTCGGGTTGGTCGCGATGATGACGGTGTTTGCGCCGGCCTTGTGGCTGGTCTCGTTGCGGTTGACTGTGTAAGTGAAACGCTTGGTGCTCTTGCTCTTCGTGTATGGCATGCTTGATCTCCTCTTTGGTAAGCAGCAGGAAGGGAGTTAACTATTTTTCCAATCCTGTACCAATAGTAAGAGAGCGAGCCGCGTTGTTCAGAGCTTTTGCAAACTTTTTTTGACTTCCGCCCCCGCGGCGCCGAGACTCGAGTAACGCTCTCGTGGAAATGTTACGGTGTGTTTCACTCGAAAGATTAACACGTTTTTTACATCTTCGAATTAACATTTTTTTTACAATCTCGAATTAACAATCTTTTTACAAATGTAACAATCATCCGTAACATTGCTAGTTACGGTGTACATCGGCTCGTATATGTGTTTAGTCCAGAACAGAAATTTCACTAATTTCTATAGTCCACATGGAAAGTCACCAGAGCACATTGTGTAAAAAGCGTACGTAGAGAGCTAAGACATGTGGTCAAATAGCCACCTGTCACGCGTGCCAGCGAGGGTTATCCCTGCTACAGTGGATAGCACCCCGTAAAGTTGGAAAGCTTTGCAAGACCTGGTTGCCAGTACCGCTGTGAGTACACATGACATCGAACACGGGCTCGAGATACTCGGCCTTGGGATTACCGCGAAACCGAGCGTCGATGTGTTCGAGATTGTGACACGTATACTGAATGTCTCTTCCGTTACTGACGCAGTCTACCCAGACTCTGAGGTCTTTAGTCATGTCCTTACAGATATACCCTTTTAGCGTGAGGAAATCTTCGACGTGCTTCCACCTATAGTGGTTCCATGACTGAATGATATGCTTCTTGTTCTTGATGCTCATGCGCTCTCTCTTGCTTTAAGGGTTTTTGTTATTAGCCGTGCCGATTTTATCTGTCGTTGCGGAAGCATACGAATGTTGGGAAGCGTAGTGAGCCGTCAGGCGTTACCTCTTGGTAGCGGACTTCGATAATGCGACCCATCGAGCCATCTTGATCATTCCATACCTGCTCTCGTTGTTCATCCGAGAATCCTGATCCGACCTTAACGATGACTCCATTGAAGTCTATCTTGACTGCTCCCAGCCGACCTGCGTGACGTCCTGTCCCTTCCTCCAGACCGATGATAGGTAGATCAACATCGTGAAACTCTTTAACCTTCATGACGTCGTAGCTTCGACCGAACCTGTAAGGTGCATCGATTGTTTTTACCATTGCGCCTTCGTATCCTTCTTGAACGAATGTGTGATGAAGAGCCATGATGTCTTCTAGTTTCGCAGGGACTTCGTGTCTTGGCACGACGTTAAGATACAGCGGCTCGTCAGGTTTAGCGACAAGCTCCCGGAGGTTTAAGGACGCGACTTTTCTTTTTAACTCTATGTAGCGCTCTTTTGCAGTGTGGTCAACCTCTCCCGACCTCCACTCCTCTAGTGGCAGATAGTCAAACAGCGTTAGATACGCATCACCTATTTCGACATTTTCTTTACGATAAGCTTGCCTCATGAGTGCTACAAAATCTTCGCCCATCAGCTCACCGTCGTAACATCCATCTCCGAGCTCGCCAAGGGCAGCGCCGATAGTACCGTCGAAGTTTGAGATCAGCTTGCCTGATCTAGCGAACATTTTTGCTTCACCATTTTCAACTATCGCAAAGCATCTGATGCCGTCAAGCTTAGGCTCTACATACACCGACTCCATATCCTTAATACGCTTAAGCTCAAACTGTTGTGCCAATGCAACCTCGAACGTGGGGATCAATCCAGGAAAAACCTTATTGACTGTTTTAGTGGACGCTCCAATCGATAACTTCTTCTTTAAGATCTTGCGCATCCAGAATTCATCTTCTGGCCGAACACTTGAGAAACATGTCAACACTCTGTCAATAGCAGCATTCCCTGTCACCGACCTTGTAGCACATTCACCAAGCACTGCAAAGAATTCTTTCCACCCAGCGTCTTCCGAAAGCGGGTACTCTAATCTTGTTTTTACCTTCGGCACCTTCACCACATTAAATGGGATGAAATTATCCAAGCCCATTTTCAAAGCTGTTTTCAAGATGTCATTATCCGCATGCGACTTGAGGATATCAGTCTTGGCGATTGTACCACGGGTTGAGGAAATCTGGTCTAAAATACTAGATACGTTCATTTAGCACCCCGCTGGATCATTTCTACAATCTCATCTTCGATTTCCTCAGCTCTTTTAGAAAGCTCACCGAAAGTTCTCAGGTCTCCATTCCTTTGCGACTGCATTGCTTTTGAGCGTAATGCAGACAGCTCTTTCTTTTTCTTATCAAGTGGGCTTGCTAACCCGAACAAGCGCTTAATCCACTTCATGCGGCCTCCCCTATTTTTTTAGATAAAAAATCACGTTGATACTTGAAGAGTGCTAGCTCTTTTTGCTTACATTCTAGCACGACGTCGACAGACTGGCCATAGTTTTCGAAAGGTGTGTAATACCAGTCGGAATGAGCTACACGGCTTACAGTGGGATCCTCGTAATCCTTACGGCTATTGGAGTGATGGCACTGCTGTTTGGCACCGCGGTTGAGCCACGTTTGCCTAGCAAGATAGAACGCATCGTGATAGTCAAGATCTTGTGGACCGAGTTCGTGATGGTGGCTGTCGAACACGACAGGAACGCCTACACGGTTGGATACGCCTTCGACTAGCATCTTGGTAGAATATAGGTTGGGCTTGTCATCATTTTCTACAGTTAGCCGTGCTTGAGTAGATGGATCGAGACGCTTGAAATTGGAGCAGAAACGAGCTAGTGCTTTGTCATGCTCGCCGTATGCACCGCCGACGTGAATATTGATCTTAGCCATGGGTGAGACAGGTAGATCCATAAGGTCCATCTGTGCAGAGTGATCGTTGAGCTCCTTGATGGTCTTGGTGACTACGCTGTCGTTAGGTGACGCGAGGACGTTGAAGGGTCCTGGGTGGAAGCTTAGGCGCTGGCCACCTTCCATTGCAATACGACCTGCATCGGCCATGATATCTGCAATTTGGTTGATGTCTGGAAGATCGAACATGTCGTATTCTGAAAACCAGGGAAACAAGCATGATGTCATGCGGTATACTTTGATGCCGTGTGCATTGTTCCATTCGATAACGCGCCTGAGACCGTTAACGTTGATAAGCGCTAGCTCGCTAGCATACGCAATACCTTTGGCCTTGAAAGTACGTTTGATCATACCGCGATTGCACTGTACTTTTTCTGTTTTTTGTAATGTCTGATTGATGCAAGCGTAACCTAACTGCAGCATGTAATAACTCCTGGAATATAATACTATTTTAACACAGAGAGGGGCTATTTTACACGATTAACAACATAAAGGTCAAAAGACATGAAGATGGTGACATCACCCTCGATTAGTACATGAACGAAGTCTTTGCCACCCTCTCCCTTTTCGTTGAAGCCAACAATAATTCCATTCTTCTTGCCCATACGCCACTCAACTAAATCTCCAATCTTGAGATCATGGATATGCATCTTCATTTCTTTTCACCAATTCTTGTAGTCTTCCAATCTATTGGCGTCGGTTTAATCGGGGGAGACAATTGAGATATTTCTTCGAGAGACTCAAGTAGTCTGATTTTCCCTGGATATCGTACCATGATATCTCTCATTTTCCATTTTGCAGCTTCGGTCCAGTACCCTTTGATCTCGAGATAGATATCGTAGTCTGGTAGGTAGAAGTCTGGGATG